GTGGTTGAACAAGCACAACATTCACTACAAAGCAAACTTTGTTCCAGGTAAATCCCTGAAATACAAGTATGCTACTCCAGATTCCATCATTATCGATGACACTAAATCCGTTATCGATGATTGGAACAAAGCCGGTGGTATTGGCATACTTCACACAGATGCCGTTTCTACTATCGCAATGCTGAAGATGTATCTTTGATTTCGCCTATATACTTCATACATTATGATATATGTGGATAATTCGAAATACATTTAATACAACGTTTATACAAGGAAAATACTATGTCTTCATTCGCAAATCTCAAGCGTAACTCCAGCAACCTGGACAAACTCGCAAAGGCTATTGAGCAACTCAATACGACCGAATCCCCAACCAAAGAAGATAATTTCTGGAAACCCGAAGTCGATAAGGCTGGTAACGGTTATGCAGTTATTCGTTTTCTTCCTCAACCTTCCGTTGATGGTGATGACGCCCTACCATGGGTGAAAGTTTTCAATCACGGCTTCCAGGGACCTGGTGGCTGGTACATCGAAAACTCACTGACCACTCTTGGTCAGAAAGATCCAGTTTCTGAATACAACTCTCAGTTGTGGAACTCTGGCATCGAAGCAAACAAGGAAGTTGCACGTAAGCAAAAGCGCCGCCTGTCTTACATGGCTAACATCTACGTTGTTGAAGATTCTAAGAATCCTCAGAACGAAGGTAAAGTTTTCCTTTACAAGTTCGGAAAAAAAATCTTTGATAAGATTAACGAAGCAATGAATCCTGCTTTTGAGGATGAAAAGCCAATTAATCCTTTTGATATGTGGGCTGGTGCAAACTTCAAACTCAAGATTCGTAAAGTTGAGGGCTATCAGAACTATGATAAGTCTGAATTCGAATCTCCATCCGCATTGTTGGATGACGATGAGAAGCTAGAAGCAATCTGGAAGAAAGAATACTCCCTCAAAGAGTTCCTTGCACCAGAAAACTTCAAGTCTTATGATGAGTTGAAGGCACG